CGCCTGTACGTGATATAAAAATACGGCCCTGTTCGGCAGCTTGTATTTGGTCGATATATGCTTTTACGTTTGTACCCTCGGGCACGGTGTAGGCAGCTGCCCCGCCTAGCGTTTGGCTGCCTGTTTCAATGTCACGGGTTAACGCTGGATACGCAACCTCGGGTAAGTCAAGCACGGCAGATAGGCGGGCGCTTGATAGTTGCTCGGTTACGTTAAATTCGGCTAACGCGGTTTGGGCTAGTAAATAGAAATCGTCGGCGCAATAGACGGTAATAATGTTTTGTTGGCCCAACTGGTACGAATAATCGTAATTAACTATTTGACCTGCAAACAGTTCTATAAACGTTCCGACGCTGTTGTATCTGCCGAACGATACGCGGCGTAATGGTGCCAAGGTAAATAAGCCTTCAGGGTCTACGTACGGGCTAGACGTATACAACGGGTTTAGGGTGCCGCCTGCCAAGCTGTCGTTTAAGTTAAATGACATTGTGCCAGCGCTAAATTGGTCGCCTACGTCACGACGCCCGCGTTTAATGCTTACATTTGTTGAGTATTCAAGCATTGGTGCAAATATGTCGGTTCCGTTTAACACGTATTGAGTGTTATCTAAAACGCCTCGTATTGAGTTATCAAGGGTAAATGCGTTTAGTTGAAATCCTGTGTCTATAAATAGTTCGTAGTCGCCGCTTTCAATTACTGACGTAGCCATTACGCAACCGCGATATTGGCGGGGCCTGCCGCCCTGTTATACGCTCGAATAGCGTTTACTACGGCTTCGCCTATTTCTGCGCTGGTACTAATACCGCCTTGTACGTTTACCGTGAATTCGCCAAACCCACCAATACCGCCAAAACTGTCATTAAATGACCTACCCGAAGTGACCGGTGCAGCGCTGCGGCTTGTCATGCCAGCATCAAACGCCGCGCCTATGCCTTTAATATCTGCGACATTTATACCAGGGATAGCAAGCCCTGATTGGGCAAAGTTTAAAGCCGCTTGAATACCGTCTAAATATGATTGCGCGTTGGCTACGCCTGCAGCATAAAATTTATTGGCGGCTTCGATACCGATAATGTCGGCAGCCGATTTGGTTGCTTCAACAAGTGCGTTAGTTTCGTTAATAGCAGCAACGCCACCGTTAATTAACTCGACTGCAATACCTGAACCAGCGTCTACGCCTGCTTCTAAAACTTGTTGTAAAGCGTCTTGCGATAAACCCATACGTAGTAAATCGGTAATTAAATAGCCATAGGTTTTTATTTTTGTGGCTTGGTCGCGTAAACCTGATAAAAAGCCGCCGCCAGTTGCGTTACCTGCGTCTTTAGCGTCTTTAAAACTAAATGCAGTAGTAATACTGTCTGAAACGCTTGTACCAAAATCACTAAACGCGGTTTGTGCGTCGGCAAGTTTGTCTTTAGCGTCGTCTAGCGCTTTATTCATGCGGCTTGTTAATGCGTCTGCCGCGTCTTTTGTTGCCTGTTCCATTTTCTTTAAACGGTCTGTTGCAGCTGTAGCGCCTTTACCGCTGGTAACTCCACTTAAACCGTCTGTTGCGTTGGCTGCGGCTTGTGCATTTTCGGCAAGTTGTTTGGCTGCAAAACTGCTGTAATCAGACTGTTTGCCCATGTTCTTTATACCTAAAGCAAACTTGTCAAAACTGCCAGCTAGTTTGTCTACGTCGATTATGTCGTCAAACGCTTTACCCAAAAACCCTAAAGCTTTTGTAGCTTGACCCATAGCAAATAGGGCGGTAGCGGCGGTCACTACAGCAAATTTGTATAGCACGTTGGCGGCTTTAGCGGCATTTACGGCAACTTGTTTAAATGCTTCAACCATGCCAGGGCCAAAACTGCCCATTTCGTATAGGGCCTGTTGCATACCCTTTACTAGACCTTTTTCGCCGATTACTTCCGCTACACGTTCAAACGCTGGCGTAACTTCGTCGTTAAAGAATTTAACGGCTTTTAAAAATATCGGTAAAAATGCTTGCCCTAAATTGGTTTGGATGTTTTCTAGGGTTGCGCCAAGTATCTTTTGTTGTGCGGCTAGACCTGTTGACGTACGGCTAAAATCGCCTTGTGCGTCGGCTGTTTGGTCAAAAATAACCTTTTGTGCAGCTAATACTTTTTGTTGTGCTGTTAACGCTTTATTGCCTGAATATATGCCTAGTTCGGTTGCTGCAGCTTTGAGGGTTGCGTCGTCGAGTAGTACGCCGTATTTGCGTAACGGTTCGGCTTCGCCTCGTAGCGCGGAACCCAGGGCGTTTATGGCTTCGTCTACAGATGTGTTGTTAAATGAAGCCAGGTCGGCGGCCATGGTTACAAGGTTGGTAGAAAAGTCTGATAAATCTTTACCTGCTAGACCGGCAGACTTACCAAAAGTAGCAAACGTGCCAGCCGCTTTAAGCGCTGCCGTTTCTGATAAACCTAAAGCGCGGTTTGCTGTTTGTGCAAAATTTTCTACTTCTTTAGAAATAGCACCAAATACAACGGCATTTTTACTTATTGCTTCGTTAAAATCTGACGCTTTTTGAATTGACTTAAACGCAAACGCGGCAACGGCTACCGTGGCGCCAGCAATAGCGGCACCTGCAATTACTGTTGATTTGCTTAAACTGCCAAACGCTTTTTGTGCAGCGTTAACGCCTTTATCTGAAAAGGTCGTAATAATTGGTACGTTAATTGCCACGGCGTACCTTTAATTTTGTGTTGGTGTGCTTCATAACTTTATCGACTATGGCAGTTACTTCATTTTCAACGGCGGGCCGTGCAGCAATTACGCCAGGTTCGGCGGCGCGTGGGTCGTAGCTGCCTTGCATTTGTAGATTGCTTACAAAACGGCCTTTAGTGCGGCGCCCTGCATGGTCCCAAATAGAACCTGCAGCGTCACGCTGGGTAAGTGTTAAGAGCTGGTAGGGCCGTGCAGCAAAATCTATAGTTTCGCCTGACTTAAACGTAACGGTTCTAGCGCGTTGGCCTGACCTGTTGGTTTTAATAATGAAACCTTTACGAGCGCCTTCGCTACTCCATTTTGTACCGGCACGGCCTCGAATAAGATTGCCTCGCGCCATACCTGACAACGGCGGGGCTAAAGGTATCAAACTACGGGCCGCTGTTAATACAGGCGCCCCAGCGTTCTTAATGTCCTTGCGTACTTGTTTAAGATACCCAGGTTCAATTTCTTTAAGCGCCTTCATGGTTTCTTGAATACCTTTAATTTCTAAAGTATTTGCCAAGGTTGCCATAAGGGTTACTTTCGTTGTTTGTTGTTGTCTGATAATACAGCAACAACGGTAGCCAAGTCGTCTATGTCAAAAGGTATTGACGGGGGCCACCACGATATCGCTACCAACAGTTCGGCAAGTTGGCGCCCGTGGGTGCCCCTTAGGTGGGGTTTGGGCCCTCGGTGTCGACTACTTCAATGTTGACCAAGTTTTTAATAAACGTTTCAAATTCTGAAGGTACAACAATTTTATTTAACTTAGACGCTTCGTATGCCATAAAAGCTAAGTCCTCGACGCCGATACCGGATGCCATGTCCGACGCTTTACGTTTGTATTTGCGTTCCCACATAACAATTACAAATAAGTTTGTTGCAACTTCGTAAGCGGTGTCGGTGGTTTCTACTTTTAATGTAAGTTTCATTATGTGCCTTTTGTGTCGGGCCTTTTCAGGCGGTTAATTAAACTTCAACGACGCTGTAAACCCCGCCTGTAAACGTCACGCTTATAGCGCCTAGGGTGCCAAGCGCCATTTCGTATGGCAAGGCCTCTAAATAGGCCCCTGTCAATGTCATGGTGGGATTTGTCGCCGTGCCTGGGCTTGTTGCGCTTGGCGACCACGAAACAGTAGTAGACGTGCCAACAAGAGCTTTAAGTGTTGCGTAAGTTTCTGTAGCTGCAAACGATAGGTACAGGTCAAGGGTCAATGTCGAGTTTTCAAGTCCGGCAGTGTAAACACGTGAACCGCTACCAAATGCGGTGCTTTCCAACGCCTCAATAGTGCGCGTAAAAGTAAGGCCGTTACATTGGTCCTGCAGCGAAACGCTGTTAACCGTAACGTTTGGTGATGAAAGATAAGTGCTAGTAGCCATGGGCTTTACTCCTCGTTTGTGTCTGTCTTAGTTTTAGCACCTTTAGGTGCCTTAACGGTGGATTGTTCTATGAAGCCGCCTGCTACCAGCGCGTCGACGTTAACGCCGTCTACTGGTTCGTATGTATCGCCTACGTTGCCTAAGCGGGGGCTAATAATTGTGTATTTCATGTTGTACCTATTCTAGGCGGTTGCCTGGGCTTGTAGGGATATGGTCAAGTCGTAGGCGGGTAGTTCGCTGCCGCCGATTACTGCAATAGTTGGGCGCCCGTCGGTTACGCCAATCTTTTTGGTTATCACTTTGCTAGCCAAGTTAAGTAGTGACCGTTGCGCGTCAAGGTTGCCAGGCCCTAGCGTAATTATGCGTATCGGAAATGTCATATCTACAACGTTGTTAGCGAACACGGTAAAGCTGGGCGCGTCAATGAACGCACAAGGCGGTACAAGGTTACGGGGGTCTGTTACTACCTGCATGCCCGTTATGGTCGTTAGCGTGGCTGCTAAGTCGTCTAGCGCCTCGTTTAACAGGTCTGTAAAAGCAACAGGCATTAGGCAACCTGCGGGCGTGGGATACCTAGCAATTGTTTAATCATTGGCGACAAGCCAACGCTGTTGCCTGCTGGTAGGCCGTCAAAACTAGCAAAATCTGTTACCGCGCCACGCTGTCGATACAGAAAACCGCCGTAGGCAATAGTGCCCAGGGTGACGCTGTTACTTGGGCTTGTACCTTTTTGGTCTATGTAGCCGCTTTCTAAACGTCGTTGAAAACAAAAATCGTTTGCAGCTGCAGCGCATTGAGTAAGAAAAGTTGTATCGAGTGCCGACGCGGTGCCTATGCCGAGCCAATCCTCGACTTGTCCGGCTGTAATCCACGTACAAGGGATAGTACCCAGCGTCACGGTTCCAGTTGCTGTAGTGCGCGTAACGTCGCTTGCTGTTTTTGCGTACAGAATTTGAAACGGTACGGGCACCTCGT